GAGGCGTTCGTCACCGTGTCGACGCCGGCTATGCCCTGCCCCATCGACGTGATGCTGTTGGCAAGGACGTTTCCGCCGCTTCCAGGTGTCGCCGCAGTTACGCCGACTGTCAGGCTCGTAACGCCGATCCCAATTACGTAGCCGCCCAAGGCTAGATTGTAGCCTGAGCCGGTCGGATCGTTGTTGACCGTGAAGCTCTGCGTTCCGTCCGCGCTCTGCACTTGCGCGCCAAACGGAATGACCGATTGGGCGGCAGTGGTGAACCGGCCGAATGTCACTTGACCTGTCGCTGCCTTGGCAGGCTCGCGTGCGAAGCCGAAATCCGCCGCCCATGTGTCTGCGTCAACGCCCTTGCTGGTGTTGAACCGCGTCAGGCTCAGGACGTAGACGATGAGACCCTGCAGCCAGAGCACCACCCCGGCCATCGCCTCGACGATCGCGCGCAGCACCGAGCCGACCGTAAGGTTCAGGAGTTGCGACGATCCAGCCTGAATTGCCGTCACTGTGGCACGCACGATTTCCGTGAAACTCATGGTCGAGAGGCTAGCCATTCAAACCCTGCGGAGAGACTTGGAAATTAAGAACCGCGGGCAACCCTGAATCCGCCTCGGTATAACAAATATCGACGAACATGCCGTTCGGGAACGATGCCACATCGACCTCGGGCGGCGGTGAACGAACGACCGACTCCTCAAGGCACATTTGGGCGGCGACAATCGCCTCGATGGTCTCGACGTCAAACGGCAAACCGATCTTCTGCGGCATGCCGGCGCCGTAGTTTGGCTGCCAGATGTAATCCTGCGGGTTCGTCAAAAGCCGACGCAAAACTCTCTGTTCGCTCAGGACAACGCTGTCTGCCGTCAGCAAGTCACCATTGGCGCTGACCACAAGATCGCTGCCGAAAGTGTGCGCCAGATCGGGCATAAGTCATCCTCATGGTGTCTCGGGCGGCGCGTGATTGTGATGTGCTCCGGTTGAATCATTGTCTTGCCATGTCTCGACACTGGAGCCGTTCCATTTCTGGCCTTGCCCGTTTGCATCGAAGGCGTAGGTTTGCCGGGCATGAATTTTGATGTTGTTGGCCTCAATGCGAAGGTCAGCTGCGGCACTGATGAGGACGTTTCCGTCATTTGTCAGCTTAATCGCCGTCCCCGTCTTGTGAACAATCCAGCGTTCTTCCGAGGGAACCGCAAGCGGCTTCGTCTTGGCGCTGTAGAAGCAACCTGCGATGTAGCCAGCTTCCTTGCCGCCTTGCTGAAAGTGAACGTCGACAACTTGCCCGAGGCTAGGAGGCGAATAATCACCCCAGCCATTGCCGGCGAATTCGGTTTTGATCGGCAGATATCCGGTCTGAATTCCTTCGGGCTGCAGCAGCACGCGCGCGCAGTAGCGAGCAGGGTCATAATGTGTGACAATCCCGGCGCGCGGCAGGCTAAGATCGGCAGTGGAGCGCTGCGCCTCCTGGCGAATGACGTTACGAAAGCGATTGAACCACGTCATAGACTGATCGTGCTCGTTGTCGTGTGGTTCTTGGCTCTGAATTCCATGTCGTAGCCTTCGGCGAAGCTCATGCGCCGCGTCACGGTGTCGACATTATAGGTTTGGTCCCAGCTGGTGCCGGTCCCTACGAGCTTCACCAGAGAGCGATGCGAGAGCAGGCTATCACCGGGTAGCTTCCCGCTAATGACGCGCTCATGCTTGGTGATGTCCTCGAGCCTCGATGCCGCAAACTTGTCTGCCTGATCCTTGTTCAGATTCGGCGGATGGAAGGTGTAGATTTGAGCGGCACCGCCGGTGCGCTGAGATTTGTTGGCCTGATTGCGCTTGGCCTCGGTTACCACCGTCGTTTCTTGTGCCTGGTTCCAGCTCAACACCTTGACGATCACATCCTTGGCCAGCGTCTGGCTGCGCTGCATCTTCAGGTTTTCGAAATTCGCCTGCCTATTACCCTGCCCTAGATCAGACCATTCCAGAACGTACGGATCGGCATTGTCAGGAACCGGCGGCTGAAAGTTCAGTGTCTGTCCCTCCACCCAGAGATCGAAATCCTCTTGCTGGGCGAGGAACATGAGCAAGTCCCACTCCGACATGTCTTTCGACAGCCTGACGTGGTTCAGCTCGTAGTATGACCCGACCCTTTGCTTTGTAGGAACCGCGTTCGCCTTCATCCCATGGCGTGCTGCGAGAATTCCGACGATTGTGCTTGCGAACTGTTCTTGAAAATATTCCGCCGTCTTCACATCGAGAAAGCGGGCCGATAGATCGCGCCCTGAAAGTGTCAGCGTCCGACCAACCGGATCGACCTCAACCTCGTCGACCTGACCATAAATCAGGGATTTTGGCTTGCCCGCGTCAGATTGATCCTTGAAACCAGCCGAAATCTCAAGCTCATCACCGACGGCATCTCCCCAATATTGCATACCGAGATCAGGAGGCAATTTGCTCAGCGCGGCCGTGAGCTTGAACGTGTCGGCGGCAAAGTGGCTGGCATTCGTGACTTCGAAACTCTCGACGCCAGTTAGCACGTCGCTGCCATTGAGCAGAACGGTGAAAAATGGCTGGCGAAGACGACTGCCTTTTCCCTCAAGCTGCTCAAATGACAAGAATTCCCCCGCCGAGGTTCAGATTTACCGAGGGTATTTTCAGGGTCACCAGCCCCGAGAGGAACGGATCAAGCGGCGGGCCGCCGGCCGGATTGGCATTGGCTTGCACAATCCGATTCCACTGCGTCGCATCCTGTAATTGCTGCAATGCCAGTTGATAGAGATTTCCGCCCGTTACCTGAACTGTTTTCATGGCTAGCTTCCGGCGTTCGCTACGTTAATCGAGGCCCTCCCGAGCAATGTCTGAAGTTGGTAGAGCTTCCCGAGCTGCGTGAATGCAGCGGACTGCCCCGAGAGCGCCGCCGCCAGCGCCACCGGCTGAAGCCCAGGCACCATGCCAGCAACATTGCCATTGGCCGCCACAACCCCGTTCTGGACTGTTTGCTGACTATTCACCACCGCCAAGGCCGTCTGTATCGATGTCTGCACTCCGGCAACCTGAACCGCCGACGCGCCCGAGAATTGCGCCACTGCGCTCGCAGCACTCGCCACTCCCGCCACCGCAGAGACGATCTGCGGCAGGTTTATCTCGCTGGCGAGACCACCGGCGTCGTTCACATCACCGAAGATCGTTGCGTCGCCATCAGGCTGCGGCGCTGGAATTGGGTTAGACAGGTCGGATAGGACAAGACAGCTAATTGTATAAGGAATTTCAAAATGTTGCTTGAAACTGGCCTGAAACTCCTCAATGACGACCAGAAAGCGGAGGCTCGACCAAGACAAAATGAGTTCCTGGCCCTGAATTCTCAGAAAATCGAGCTGACGCGCGCGCGTCTCGGCGTTCGCCCCACGAAATCGGCCTGACCATTTCTTGTCATCGTCATCCCGGCCCATAGCATCGACGACGCGATCACCACCGACCAGCTTCTTGGTGACAAGCATTTGCTTGCCACCAAAGGGCATTTCCTCAGGAATTTCGAAATCCGTGAAGAGGATGGGGCCGAGAGTAAGAACGGCCATTTAGTGGCCAGTCGCCGATGCAAAACCCGGAGGGGTGAACGTGGACCTGAAATCGACGTCGCCGCCCGTTCCCGCCTGCCTTGAGCCGTCGAGGAACACTTCGATGGTCTTCTGCGCCATCCGTTGTCCGTCGACGTTCATGTTGACAGTGATAGGAACTCCGGACTGACTGCGTGGCGGCGCGGACGAAAAAAGCGAGGCCAAGGTGCTATTTTGCCATACGTCTTTCGCGCCGCCAATCACTGTATTGTTGACGAATCCGCTAACCCTATCGCTGAACGCACTGTCCAACTGAAGCGCTTTAACGATGTCGACCAGCCAGCCAGTCATTCTGACGACAACCGGCAGGAGAATGCCCATTTGCAATTCGAACTTCTTCCATTCGGCACTGAGCTCAAGGATCTTGCCGTCGAGCGTCTTGTCCGCGGCGCTCGTCAGTTGAGAAATATCCATGGCCGATTTGTTGGCCTCGGACTGATTGTGCAGGCTTACCCTTTGCTGATAGGTCCGCGAAAGAAGGCTCGATCCTGTACGGTTAGTCAGAATACTTCCCAACTCCATGATGATTTGATCGTCGGCCGTAATGCCATGCGACCTGAAGGCCGGCAGAAGCACCTTTTCGAGAAAGGCCAGTACACCTTCGTTTGTGAGCACATCCGCGCCGATGAAAGCGCCAGGCTGAGCCCGTTTAACCTTGCCGGTGAACTGGTTCATCTCGACCTTGCTCTTGTCGAGCAGGCCAAGCCGCATCAGTTCCGAGAGCGCACGTTGCGTGGTCCGCATTTGCACGAGGTTCTGATAAATGCTCATGCTGGCGGTGCCATAGCGCATCCCGCCAAATTCTTGAATTAGCGGCTCAGAGCCGAGATAAAACGCGTCGTTGCTCATTGTCGCGAGCGAGACACCACCGGTCTTAAGTGCATTCAGGAGCTGCGTCGCGTCGACGCGGCCACGGCTGCCGTTGATAACCTTCTGCACATAATTGGCCTGGGACTCGAATTCGGTATCACTCTTCAGGCCACCGCGGAATTCGATGACCTTCAGCATGTCCATGAATTTCGAGGTTCGGGCGCCACCCTCTTCCCCGTAGACCGCTTCATTGGCGAACTTCATTCGCGCCATGATCGGCGCGGCCATTTCAGCGTGGCCAAGGTTCTTGAACACCGCCATGGCGTCCGAAACCAGCGACATATTCTCCGTCGCCGACGTGCCCATCGTCTTCATGCCGCGGGCGAATATCTGCGCCTGATTGTCGACCTTATCGCCGAAGCCAAGCGATGC